CACTAGCTCCACCTTTTAATATGTCACCCTCCATTAGATAGATAGGTGTGTCTGATAATACCAACGTTGCATCTGCTGGTACTGAAACTGTTTTTGCAATGTATACTGTTGCGTCTGCTCCTGTTGCTGAAATACCTGTAGCGCCGGCTGTTGTTAAACCGTCAACGTATAAATTTACGTCTGCTGCATTTGTTCCATCAACATTGGCAACTGTGATTCTGTTTATTTTTAAAATTTTTTCTGCATCTACTGTTAGTAGTGTTGCTGTTAGTGTAGCTGATAAATTCCAACCAAGATTACCACCTAGAATATTTGTGACTGCTACTATATTTGGATTTGCCATAATTTTTTATTCCTATATTTATTATTTATCCGAAAATCATTGCCATTGCAATAGCTTTTCCGGTTGTTATACCAAAAGTTGATGTGGCTGTCCACTGAGTGTTTCCAGACCCATCTGAGGTAGTTAGGGCATAATCAGCGGCTGCTCCCACTGCTGCGGGTAAAGTAATAGTGTAAGAACCACTAACTGTTGCAGGGGCATCTAAACCAACATATGCTGATGTATCTGCATCCCCTAATTTTAATGCATTTGCATTAGCTAATGTTATTTCTGAAGAAGTAGCCATAACATCTATGATGTTAGGGTTTGTACCATCATCAGCTTTTGCATAAATAATTTTAGTTCCTTTATCAGTAGTTGACCAAGTAACACTGCCACCTGAACCTGTTACATATTTAAATTCAACTGTGTATGCATTAGTAGTACTATTTTTAACAATGAACCAGTTTTCTACATCAAGAGGTATAGTTACAGTTACATTTCCAGCAAGAGCTGCTGTTAGTTCAATTACTCTTGTTGCAAGAGCTGCACCTGTACTGCCATCATTAACGGCAAGAGTAGTAGCTCCTGTTGTACTTAAAGCTTGTGATATATAACCACCTGAAATTTGTTCTATAATATTTAAATTAGTATTTGTTTTTGTACCCCAGGTACCGGCGTTTTCGCCAGTGGCCATTAATTGAGTACCTAATGGTGTATATGTTGATGGCATCGATTATCTCCTAATTAATACGTCTTGTATATGTTTTTATATTTAATATTCTTCATAATGTCAACATAGATTAAACAGGGGTTACACGTGTATAACCTGCTGCTTGAGTTCCCGTAACAGTACTATATCCTGCTGCCTGAGTTCCTGTAATTCTCTTAAATCCTAATGGAGCCACATTTCCTAAAGTTGTAGTAGCGGTTAATCCTAACCCAGCCAAATTAGCTACTGTAAGTTGAGTAGTAGTAGCAGTTCCTAGAGCCGTGGTTGCTGATTGACCCGTTAAAGTTTGTAAAGTAATAGGAGAAACGGTAAGTGTGCCTAAAGATGTTGTTGCAGACTGACCTGTTAAACTTACTGTAGGATTTGATGAAAAGCTTAAAGTACCATAATCGATATCAGCCGAAATTCCCGTTAAACTCGCAACTGTAAGTTGAGTAGTAGTAGCAGTTCCTAAAGTTGTGCTTGCTGATAATCCAGTCACACCCATAACATCCGCCGGAACTACTGTTCCAAGAGTTGATGTAGCTGAAATGCCTGTTAGTGTAAATGTAAGACTGGAGCTTACCGTAGGTGTTCCAACAGTCGAAGTAGCTGAAATACCTGTCAGACCCATTACATCTGCCGGAGTTAATGCTCCAACTGTAGATGTAAGTGATAAACCTGTTAAAGTCTCCGTAGCACTCTCAACAGAACCCCATCCATTTTCACCCCAGTTTAAAGTACCCCAACCAGGTTTTAATTCTGTTGTTAAAGCCCCAAGAGTGGTTGTTGCTGATAAGCCGGTTAATGTAAGCGTTACATCAGCTTGTTTTCCCCAAGTATTTTGACCCCAGGTTGTTAAGGCTTGATTCCAAGTATTAGCCATAAGGAGAAGCTCCTTATGCTATCTGAATGATTGCGTTGCCTGCTGTTTGAGCTGGAAATTCAACTGTAAAAGTTCCAGTGGTTACAGTTTTATCCGCACCAAAATTGATTGCAAGAACCGCTTTGTTTGAATTTGTTGAATTATAAATTAAACAACCTCTAGCTGTAAATGAAGCAGTTGATCCCCAACTTGTACTTGCAAATAAACAACATGCAGTGTCCGTAGAAAGTACGGGTGTTGTACTTGTTAAAGTATTTCCACCACCTGTATATCCTGATCCAGTGGTTGTGACTTCATAGGTACTCGTAGGATCCGCAGTTGCATCTGCCGGTGCCGCATACGCTGTAGTTGCCTTACTTAAGGTTGCACTGTTGCTTGAATAAAGAGCTATTTTAAATGCGTCTGTGCCGCCAGTAAAATTGTGACCCTCTACTAAAATCTCTTGTTTGAAACTATTACAAATTGCCGATGTTATTGCCATAAAAATCTCCTATACTACGGGCTTGGTGATTTGATAGGGATCCGAACAGTACCGTCTGTATAGTCGTCTCTTCTTCTTCTACCAATTTGTACACCCGCAAATTTTGCTACCTCTTGTTTATATTTATTCTCGTATAATGTCAACATATCCATTGGACCTTTTAAAAATCCATAAGCTTCTACGAGAGTAGCATATAATAAGCCCTGTGGAAAATACTGACTTACATAGGTTCCACTTGTCTGTGTTGCTAGGCTCTTAGGTACTTTATCAACATATATTCTAAATCTATAAGCTAGATCAGGAGTGGGAGCTATATATATCCCGCCTGAAGTAGTGTCTAAGGTACCTGTAGCACCCCCAAACATAGCATAATATTTAGGTAATCCAGTAACATCTTGGGCTGTTAAATTTCCTTCTGGCCCAGTTAATCTATCAGTATATTCTGACAGATAAGTTTGATCTTTTTTAATAAGCCATGTTCCTTTACCTTCTGTATTAGCGGTACTATTAAAAACTTCTATTCCTCTTACAAACATTGTTCCCGTAAGTCCATGGGTTCCGGAACCAGGAACATTTAAAGTATTGTCATCAGCTGCAAATTGACCTTCTTTTACATATCTATATGCATCTAGTGGAACATCATAAAAAATTCTATATTCTGCATTTTCTATAAATCTGCTTAGAATAGCACCAGTTAAAACAGTACTACTTACTTCAGTATAACTTCTAATGTCAGCTTCTAATGCTGAGAGTGTATATCCAGCCATTATTTAATAACCTCCTGACAATTGGGACAACTTTTTTTAAATCTGTTGTGTGTAACACAATGTAAAGGCTTTGGTTGAGGTATTGGTTTCACTATTTCTACCTCTGTTTCAGTCCTAGAATCTCCTATACCACCAAAATATTTCTTCCATAAAAATTTTAAAAATTTAATCATTACGGTCTATCGTTTACGGGTCCGCCGAAAACGAAAAAGCCTCCTCCTGTTGTTGTACCTGTTGCAGCGTTAACTAATGTACAGGTAAAACTATTACTATAAGTTTCCGTGCTATTAGCATCATTTGTAAATGATGTTTCTACGATAGTTATTATATACGATCCATAAACTTTTGCACCTGAAGAATGAGATACAGCTTCGGTATTAACGGGACTAGCTCCATACGAAGGGGCAGATGTTCCTCTAGTACAACCAGTTAAATCATTAGTTGATTTACCGGTATATTGAATAGTTTCACTTATAACAGCTCCTGTTACACTACTTACTTTCTCAATCACAATATATCCACTTGTAGGAAATTCTGATGCATCAGTTAAAGTAATTGTTGTAGCCGTAGAAGTAATGTCTCCATTTAAAGTTGTATTTAGTTCTAGTGCAGCAACTGAGACTCCGCCGACAGGTTCCTTAACCTGATAAAATCTTACTGCATCTCCAGTTTTTCTTTGGTGTCTATTTTCATTAACAGTTAAGGTAGTTGTTCCGACCGTTGAAAACGGAACTGTATCCAATGCTGCTGGAGTTGGTAAAGCTGTTCTTGATGGTCTTGCATGTGGTAAAGCTTGTGGGTCTGCACTGGTTGGTCTTGGTTGAAGTTGTGGTTGTTTAGGTTCATATTCCGAAAAATGAACCCACGCTCCATTCCATTCTCTTACCATTTCTCTCCATGGAAAAGTTTGACCAGAACGATCAGAAACCATTAATGCATATTTACCTGATGAAAACGAAGTCATTATACCCCCGGAAAGTAAATTTTAGGCGCTATATAAGTACTAGTTGAAGAGCCATCTTCTGATAAAGCTCTAGCTAGTTCATCTTCGTATAGCAGTTTCATTTCTTGTACCTTTTGTGGTGCCATTGGGTTTTTCTGTGCTAAAAGAAATGCCAACCCAGAAATCATACATGGTACAAATCTATATGGAACATTAGATACATTTGTATATGCATCCCCCACATCTTGAATTCTTCTTGTGTAATAAAAATTAATATAATTGGCCGCCTGTGAAGTGCCAGGAGTTAAATAAATAGTTAATGTAACTCTATCAATAAATCTTTGAACCCAATATTGAGTTGGAGTACCATTCGCTGTTTTATTTGAAAAAGCTTGATACTGGGATCTATTAATTTGAGTCATGGGTGAATCAACATTCGTAGATGTTATTCTATAATTAGCTTCTAGTATTTCATCCATACCTCTTATAAATTGTAAGACAGCATCACTTGTACTATGAGTTGCGGCAGTTGAGCCGTTAACACCTCTCACACATCCAGTTAAATCTAGAGTAGAGATTGCTGCGTAAGTAATTTCTTCTGTTCCAATAATAATTGTTCCGGAAGCAGGGAGCTCGGTAACTGACGCTACTGGAATAGTTGCTATTGAAGCATTAATTCCTGCTGTTAAAGTAGTACTAATTCCGTCAGACGTTCCGTCTGCAGTAGTACGATAAAAATCATAACTATTTTGATTGTTTACTAATCTAAGACTTTGATTTGCAACTTCCCAATAATGAAGTCCTCTATTACCCCATTCAGAAAATAAAATATTTAAAGATCTTTTGGCAGTTCTTAATTGATAACCAGAAACGTTTTGTAGACCAATTCTTTCGTAAGCATCTTCGATTATTTCGTCAATCGCAAGAGTCTTGTCAAAAGTGTATGAGTGAGAAGTAGTGTTAGCCATTGGCTACCTCCTTAATCGTATGTGACTACTAAAAAATCACAATTCGATAGAACCGCGTGCATAGCAGTTTTACATCTGATCCCGTTTTGAGGAAGATAGAAAGTGATTATGTCGCCATCATTTATTCCCCATTTAGCTTCAAATACAAGAGTACTGGCTGTAGTTGCATCGGTAGCATTATAAATTTTTACGCTAGCATTGGCTGCGCTAGCTTGTGCTTGAATGGCTTTAAGTCGGGCAGACCCAATGTCAGTAGCCACAGTTCCGATATACTTTTGCAAAGTATCCGTTGAGCTAATTGCAATGGTCTGTTTTACGTCTGTTGGACTCATATTTTTCTCCTAATTCTCTAAGCTCCCGAAGGAGCTTAGAATAATTTTTTTATTACAGTTCTGTAGCTGCTGTTCTCTCTTTGCCTACCGATAAATAGTCAATAGACATAGTTTTTGCTACCGCTTCCCCGTTTTGTATAGTGAAGGATAAACAAATTTCCTCATCGTCAGGTGCATTTGTATTAACACTAGTACCTACTTTTACATTATCTTTGTAGATATGAAATGTACGATCCTTTGTAGAATAGTAAAATCCAAGAGTAGTCCACGTGTCATCAGCCATTGTACCTGCTGAAGTCGTTGTTGCAGTGCTATCCTTGTTTACTACTAAACTTACAGTAGTTGAACCATCATCTTTAAAGAAGTAAATACCATCGGAAATCCCAGCAACTGGAGTTACATCCGCGATATGCATTCCTACGATCATCTCTGCTTGTGTAGCATCGCTTACTTTAACTCTGCATTTAAAGAAAAAAT